ACGGAGAGCACAGCGGTCAATACAAATCCAGCGATACATACGCCGGAAGAACAGGCTGTTATTGATGAATACCAAGCCGCAGTTGATGAACGACTTGTGAACTTTATTGAGGAATCAGTAAAGAATAAGGGCAGCAATAAAGGGCGATTTGAACTTCAACCAGTCAGTGACCGGGCGGCAGGGGATATTAAAGAAATCACCGGCATTGATGTAAGCGGTTATCGTACTGTATTGGAACAGCGTATGGCAGAGCATATTGTGGATAGACACGGTTCTGAAGGGGCGGCAGATATGTCTATGCAGGATGTGAATGATATTGCCCGGATGCAGTATGTGCTGGATAACTATGACAGTATAGAAGACGCGGGACAAACAAACGCTTACATGACGAATAAGCCCAATGGTAAGCAAGGTCAGGCAAGGACAGTACAATATATCAAAGCGGTAAACGGAACTTATTATGTTGTGGAAGCGGTGCCGGACACAAAGACAAAAACGGCATATATTGTGTCCGCATACATGACAAAAAATAAAAAAACAGGAACCTTGCACTCCGCTGATGCAAAAGCCCCAGCGTATACGGCCAAAACCGGAAGCGCAAGTATTCCTGTTACAGATAGTATACCCCAAACCACGCAAAAAAGCAAGGGTATCCTGAGCGGGGAAGAACGGGGGACGGAAAGCGCCGGGCAGCAAAAAACCGCTCCGGAGGCCGGAGCGGGAGATGTTGTGCAAAAAGGCGTAGTTCCGTTCAGTGAACAAGAAGCACAGAACCTTACCTCTCACAAGGGCGTTGTAAATGGATATGGCGCTACGTTTCGCCAATTCATAGATAACGTCAAGCAATTAGGCAATACAGTACGTTACTATTTTGGGAAAGTATCCGAGGATTTGGGAACGGCTATCCATAATGCGACGGGGTTTGATGTCTCCGGATATAATATCGTGATTCGCAGCGATGAGGTCACACATACATTGTCTCAACATGGGGACAGCGCAAAAGAAGCGTTACGAGGTCAGCTTCCGGTGACAGCAGATGTATTAGAGAGGCTTCCGGAAATCTTTAGTGAACCAGACGAGATCATTCCGCTTAAAGATAAAGATTATGCGGGACGAGATGCTTTTGAAATTCGCAAGCAAATTGACGGTTATATGGTTGCTGTGGTTGGCGTTGCGAATGGGAAGAATTCTATCGAAGTAGATACAGTTTATATAATCGACAAAAAAGGGAAGTCTCCCGCTACGAGCAATACCGGTCAAATGACCGACCTTTCCCACACGTCCGAGACGAGCAGCGGGCCAACTTCCACTGACAGTATACCCCAAGCCACGCAAAAAAGCAAGCGTGTGCTGAGCGGCGCGGAGTTGGGGGCGTTTGGGCCGCAGGGACAGCAGATCGCGAATATGGCGGTGTTTACCGCTATGGAGCATGGGCAGAGCAAGCAGGAAGCCTTCGCCGCGGTGATGCAGGCTTATGAGCGGGGCCTGACTGGGCAGGAGAAAACCGCGATAGACGGACTGCCGCGGGGAGCAATGGAGTTTGCCTACGGAGCCGGGAAGCGAGACGCGGCGGCGTCGCTGGCCAGGGAGAAGCAGGCGGCACGGTTTGCGCCCGTGGCCGGGAACGAGGCTGGGCTGGTGCTGGATGATTACGTGGAAGAGACCATGGAGAGCGGGGAGTACGATGTGCTCAACGAGACTGCGAAGCGGCTGGGCGTGCGGGTGCGGTTCGTAGACGAGCTGAAGCACGGGGCGAACGCGGATATTCACGGTTCGGAAATCCTGATCCAAAAGGACAACCCGAACCCGGTACGGTTTTTGCTGGGGCATGAGTTTGCCCACCGTTTGCAGGCGTTGGCGCCGGAGGCCTACCGGCAGTTCCGGGATCTGGCGATGGGGCAGCTGGGTAGCGAGATGACGCTGGAACGCCGGGAAAGCTACGGGGAGCAGGGCGTGGACGTTGATTATGAGGGCGCGATGGATGAACTGACCGCGGACTATGCCGGGTTGCTGATGGAACACGGGAACGTGCTGGAAGATTTCATTGCCGAGGCGCAAAGACGGGACAACCGCACGCTGCTGGAGAAGGTGCGGGACGTGATCCGGGCGCTGGCGGAGAAGCTGACCGGGAAGCAGCGGGAGCAGGCGTTGACCGCGGAGCAGGCGCTTTCCAAGGCGCTGATGGAAGCGGAGAAGCAGGCGAAGAAGAACGCCGGGAAGAACAAAACTGCCGCCAGGTCGGACGGTGAGACGAGGTATTCGCTGAGAGTGTTTGATGACGGGAAACGCTTTGTGGACGTTGAAGCAGAGCAAGCGCAGTTTGACGGTTTGACAGAAAAGCAGATGGGCTATCAGGCAAGACAGGTCATTAAGCAGAAATTCAAAGGAAAAGTTATTGGGCTGGAGAATAGAGCTTTTGTGAACGGAAAAACTGCGGAAGAGTATTCGTATGTGAAACCCGGTACATCCCCCAAAATAAGGGAGGCGAAGATGCGGGCCTCAACAGAACTTGATAATCTGCTGGATGCAGGTACAAACTTCAGGACTGAGCCTGACGGCAGAGACGGACATATTCATCCTGAGGCAACAGGAGATTTCCGGTATTTTGACACCATTTTCAAAGTCGCCGGGGAGTATTACTCCGGTATTATCAACATTGAGCCGGTAGCAAGGGGCTTACTGCTGAAAGACATCACACAAATAGAAAACATCACACAGGAAATTCGTGCCTCTTACGGGGAAAATCCCCAGGGCAGATACCTGCGTGATGTTTCTATGGATAGTATACCCGATTCCGACGGAAAAAGCAAGGGCAAATTTTCCATGACGGGGGCGCTGGAGTTTGCGGACGCGGTGCTGGAGGCGCAGAACAACCGGGAGGGGCAGATGGATGAGCAGGCGCGCAGGGAGCTTATCCGGCTGACGGAGGAATTCCGGGAGAAGCTGATTGAGGAATACGGTGAGATCAAGCACGGGGAGAATCCCGCGCGGGAGGTACATCTCCCCAGGAAAACCGGGGAGCGGGAGAAGGTATCCCAAACTGTGCGCACGGTGCTGGAGGCGCAGGCGACGCCGGAGACGGCGGTGCCGGACATTGAGCGGCTGACCATGGAGGGCGTGTTCAGTCATGAGGTTTATGGCGATGAACAGGCCGTACGGGACGCGGAAGAGATCATCCGGGACAAGGGCATGGAGCGGGCATACGCGGACTGGCGGAACGATATCCGAAATGGCGTTGTGTCCAAGGAGCACACGGCGCTGGGCTGGACGCTTTACAACAACGCGGCGAACGAGGGGAACACACAGCTTGCGCTGGATATCCTGCAAAACATGGTGGACCACCAGCGCAGCGCGGCACAGGCTTTGCAGGCGACACGCATTCTGAAAACGCTGTCCCCGGAGACACAGCTTTACCATGTGCAGCGGAGTGTGCGGAACTTGCAGGAGGAGCTGAAAAAACGCTACAAGGACAAAGCGCCCACGCTGCAACTAAACGAGGAGCTGGCGGCGGATTTCCTTCAGGCGGAGACCGAGGAGGCCCGGGACGCGGCACAGGCCGCGCTGTACCGGGATATTGGACGGCAGATGCCCTCCAAATTCATCGACAAATGGAACGCGTGGCGGTATCTGGCGATGCTGGGGAATGCGCGTACCCATGTGCGCAACGTGGTAGGCAACGCGGGATTTGCTCCGGTGGTGGCGGTGAAGAATACCATTGCCACGGGCCTGGAAACTGTGACGGACAAGGTGAGCGGCGGAAAGGCGTTTTCCGGGGAGCGGGGCGCGCGGACGAAGGCGCTGACCGCCGGGAAGGCGCTGTATCAAGCGGCGTTCGACGATTACGGCAGGGTGAAAGCCCAGGTGATGGCGGGCGGGAAGTATCAGGACTTCGCGCCCAACAGCGCCATCGAGGAAGGGCGGGTCATTTTTAAGTCCAAGCTGATGAAGCCCGTGGAATGGGCGCGGCGGAAGAACGGAGCGGCGCTGGAACTGGAGGATTCGTGGTTCGCGAAACCGCACTACGCGGCGGCGCTGGCTTCCTACTGCAAGGCCAACGGCATTACGGCGGAGCAGGTGCGGTCCGGGAAGGGGCTGGACAAGGCCCGGGAGTACGCCATCCGCGAGGCGCAGAAGGCGACCTACCGGGACACGAACGATTTTTCCCAGTGGGTCAGCTCCATTGGGCGGTATTCCGGGGACAACAAGGCGGCGCGGGCGGCCTCGGTGCTGGTGAAGGGCATTTTGCCGTTCCGCAAGACCCCGGCGAACATCCTTGCGCGGGGTGTGGAGTACAGTCCCGCGGGGCTGCTGTGGAATGTCGGGAGGAGCATTTACCGGGGCTATAAGGGTACGCTGAACACGGCGGAGTTTCTGGACGGTATCTCCGCAGGGCTGACTGGCACCGGGCTGCTGGCGCTGGGGTTCTGGCTCGCCGCTGAAGGACTTGTCCGCGGCGCGGGCGCGGGAGACGACGCGGAACAGGAATTTGCCGAATTGATGGGGCATCAGGACTATGCGCTGGAGCTGCCCGACGGGACCTCCGTGACGCTGGATTGGCTGGCACCGGAGGCGCTGCCGTTTTTCGTGGGGGTGAACCTCTACGAAGAGGCTTCCCGCAAGAACGGCGGGGCGCGGCTGAATATGGCAGATTGGCTGGCGGTGTTGGGGAATGTGTCGGAACCGATGCTGGAAATGAGCTGCCTGCAAAGCCTGAACGACCTGTTCGATTTCGTGAGTTACGGGAAGAAAGAGGGCAGCGCGCTGGGGTCCGTGGTGTTCGGGGCCATCACGTCGTACCTCATGCAGGCACTGCCGACCATCTTCGGACAGGCGGAGCGGTCCGGGGAGGACAAGGGCATGATGACCTACCCGGAGGCAAACAACTGGCTGACACGGGATGTACAGTATGCGTTGGGGAAAGCGTCGGCGCGGGTGCCGGGGCTGGACTTTTTGCAGATACCATACATTGACGCGTGGGGCCGGGAGGAACTGACCGGGAAGCCCGCAAGCCGGGTGGTCAACAACTTCCTGAATCCGGCGTATATGTCCAAAATCGACGAGAGCGCGATGGAGCAGGAGTTGATGCGGCTGTATGATGTGACCGGGGACAAGGCGGTGTTTCCGTCCCGGGCCGGGAAGTCGTTCACCGTGGACAAGGTGGACAAGAAGCTGACCGGGGAGGAATATGTGAAGTATGCAACGGCGCAGGGGCAGACGGCGTACAGCATTGTGTGCCGGCTCATTGAGAGCAAGGCATACGAGGGGATGGACGACGAGACAAAAGCCGCATGCGTGGAACTGGCGTATGAGTACGCGGAGGCTTACGCCAGGACGCAGGTGAGCGCGTATATGCCTACGGACTGGCGGCGGAAGGCATTCACTACCATCAGCAGCACCGGGGTGAAGCCGGAGGATTATATCTGCGCGTATCAGGCGCAAAAGGGCGTCGGGGTTCTGAAGGATGCGGACGAGAAAACGATCCCCAACAGCGAGAGCTTGCTCAAGATGGAGGCGGTGTACAGCGTGTCCGGGCTGACAGATGCGCAGCGTAAGGCGATGTTTGCGGATTTCGAGGTTGGGAAGAGCGTGCAGGGGTTGAACCGGGCGGCGGTGGAGGCGCAGCTGAACCGCTGGCGGTGATGGGATAGAAAAAACCGGGGCGGCATAGGCCGCCCCAGGGGGAGAGTTTTACCACAAATGGTTTATAAATTAATCAAAATGGTTGACAAAAAGTACACCGTGTAGTATACTTAGATCAACAAATCCCCCAGGCCTCTGTGGCAACACATGCACACTTGGGGGCTTTCTGTATTTTGGGGGAGTTGTTGTGTCGGTCAAAGACTTCAAATCTATTGAAGAACAAATTGAAATACTTTGTAGTCGAGGTCTTAAAATTGATGACCATGCTGCGGCACGGAACTTTTTGCTAAAGAATAACTATTACCGTATTAGTGGATATTCCTTGACACTTCGAGATCACGACCAATTTTCCCCGGGGACAAGGTTTCAGAATATCATAGATATTTACACATTTGACGCAAAGCTTCGACATATTCTGTTGGAGAAAATAGAAGTTATTGAAATTATGCTGAAGTCAGTCTATGCATATAAGTTTTCTGAAAAGTACGGGCCGCTTGGCTATTTGAACAGTAAGAATTTTACAGATACACAAGAGTTCCTGAGAATTATAGGAAAGGGCAAGGAACAAAAAGAGAAACGAAAAAGTCACGAGGCTTATTTGCGGCATTTTGATGATGATTGCGACGGGGATATTCCGTTTTGGGCGTATGTCGATTTGCTTTCTATTGCGGATATTTCCAAGCTTTATCAGATTTCTGATGAAGAGATTAAAAGCGATGTGGCGGGAATCCTTGGGATTTTGCCGAATAACCGGGCGGAGATTCTCGGAAAGTGTATGCATGGGATGACGATTTTACGCAATCTTTGCGCGCACGGGAGCCGATTGTTCAATCGGATATTTATCACAAAACCTAATCTCAGTTCAAAAGAAAAGACATTGTTGATGAAGAATGAAGATGGGACAGTGGACAACTCGCATTTGTTCGGATATATCTTGAATATGAAGCGGCTGTTGCATTCGACAGAATTTTCTGAAATGAAAAGTAAAATTATTCAGCTCACTGTGGAAATCCCGTTTGTGTCAATGCGCTATTACGGATTCCCGGAGGGCTGGGAAAGCATAATCTGAGATTCATGATATATACTATAATGACAGTTCCCACGAGCCGTAAGGCGCAATACTGTGGGCCTTCTGTTGGCGGGGTAGTGATATCCCGCCTTTTATTTGTGCGTTTTCACCCGAATACCCGTGTGCAGGTTAAGAGGGTGATGGCGATAGAAATGACGGTGCCGGTGAGGGGGCTTTTTATTCTGCGAGACAAATGATGGAACTTATGATCATTATGACAGACTGGGCAAATGCGCGCCAAGAAAAACCCGTGAGAAGCAAAAGTATGATGTTAACGATATAAAAAATTGCTATGATGATACAGATAGGTTTTGTACTGTCACAAATCATTGCGGAAATATGGGCCGCGGCAAAAACTGAGCCTGCTGCGGGCAAGACAATTAACGCCCATGATGCATCACCTGGGAAATAAAGGATGCTGCCGATGATTGGTATACTGCCAAGAAACGAAATGATAAATCCGGTCAGAAAAAATACTGCTACGAAAGTGATGATTCCCGCAATGGCGGCAGCCATATATTTGATTATTTTCCATAATATGGTACTCTGCATATCTTTTCCTCCCTATTTGAAGTGATATTGGAAAATCAGAAGTAAGCATTTGGCTCACATACATCGCAGTATTCGTGGTATCCGAAAATATCTGCGATCCGGTCATCGGGAAAGTAGATCAGGTTTTCTTCTTTGATGTTTTTGACGTAGCGGCAATCAGAACGATGGAGTATGTCTTGCTGGCGGCTGGCACAGAAACGGCCGGTGCTGTATGGGACGGTGGACTTTACTTCTTCCCAATCAGTGGATATTGCTTCATGCTCCATGTCGACCTCTATCGGACAGTAAACGGTCCATCCACTCGGGTCAATTTTGTTATCTGCGCAATCTGGATCATATCGGCTTTCGGGATATTTGGTGATTCCATACGGGAGATGTATTTCCCGTATCGTATACCACAAATCTGAATGTGTGCGTCCATTTCGTTCTTCATATCGGTCAACAATTTTTTCGATTTGTACAATACAGGGGATGGCTTTGTTGTCTTCGATGTATAGAGTGGCGGGGTACAGCTTGGGTTCCGGTGGGTCTGTTGTGCCGAGAATGTTGAAAAGAAACACTATGATGAAGAAAGAAATCCATGGATGCTCAAATGGAAGGGACAGTATCTTTAAAAACAGCGATTTTATGTTTTTTTTCATTTATTTGCCTCCTTGTGGGGGGATATTTTAAATCTAACACAAAATCAGTATTGAATCAATACTGAAAATCACTGAAAGTAGTACCGAGCGGGTAAAATACCTGTGAGGTGATAAGCTTGGACATAAAGTTCACGATGGTCATGGACGAAAAACTGGCTCGTCAGATGACCTATATTGCAAGGTATTACGGACGTTCCAGAATCAAAGAAATCAACTGGGCGTGTCGGGAGTATGTAAAAGACTTTGAAGAAAAAGTCGGTAAGATAGAATTAGAGGACACTCATGATTGAGCGTCCTCTTGTAATTTGATTATTCCGCGGTGGCCGTTTCTTCCTCGCGTTTCTGCATAGCCAGCAGATGCCCGGACAGCAGCGCCAAAAAGTACCCGGCAGAGGGCGGCTTCGGAAGGGGAAGTCCGGCCAGTTCCTCTAACAAAGGCCGGTTCTTCCGCCATGCGGCCTTGGATACTGTGCGCAGGTTTCGCTCCATGGCTTGCCAGTTTGTGCCGTACTGTTTTGCAAGTACCGGGTACAGCCGCTTTGTTACTAACTGCAAGCGGTCTTGCCGCTGCATACACAGCCGCACAGCTTCCGCCGCCGGGTAAAAGCCTGTGTAAGTGGCGCTGATCCCCAGCCGGTGCAGTAGGGTGTAGATTTGTTCCATAGGGACCTCCTTCAAACGGTCAGTTCTGCCGGGGACAGTACGGAGGACCAGTCTAAAGCCTGTCCGCAATTACCGCAGAAGTGCTGAAGCGTCTGCTCTAACGCGGCCTTGCAGTTGGGGCAGAGGAAGCTGTCTGCGGTCAGTGTGCTTTGCACAGGGCTTTTCATCCAGCGGCGTTCCCGGTACAGCCATGACGGGGAAAGGATCATTTCCGGAGAAGGGGGCGGGATCAGTTCGTTGATCTTGTCGTGCAGCTCCAGCAGAAATGCGGGGCCGTTGGGACAGGCCCGGAACAGGTACAGCAGAAAGGTCACCAATCCACATCCGTTTGCCATTGATTCAATATCTGCGTAAGATCGGGGATCCATTTCAAGAAGGGAACCCATCTGTTTTTGGCTAAAGTTAAATTCATAATGCGTCTGCAACATCCATTTGTGTATGACTTTATCGATCTCAGGTTTTAGTGTATCTCTTATTTCGTTGCTCATATCGTTCCTCCAAGTTTTGGAAACTATGAGAACTATATGAGAGGTATGAGGAAAAAACGATGAGGCGTACCTCAGTGTTTTGTCGAGATTGGTCGAATTCTCATACGCACTTTTGAGTTCTGGATGACCGATAAGAGCTTGTGCCGTTTGCGGCCTGGGTATTTGGCGAGTGGCCCGCAAAACGCGCAAATTGTCAATGAAAATGTCAACAGATATGTAAAAATGGCGTGGCTAAGCCGTTTTATGCGGCTTTTTTTAGGGTTCGAATCCCTCCTTCTCCGCCAAAATGTGGAAAATCCCGCTGCCGTGATGGTTGCGGGATTTTTTCGTTGTATCCGTTGCGGCGCAAGGGCTGTCGGTCTTTTTCATAGTTTCACTGATTCGGATTTTATATGCTGTTTTGAGTGCTAATCCGATAGGTCAAGTGTACAAAATGTCAATGAAAATGTCAATAAATATTTTTTATGGCTTGGTTAAGAAGCCGCCTGTGTGGAGTTTTTCTCTGTGGGCATACCGAAAAATGTGTGCATTTCCTTTTGGCGGTTTTCGATGTCTTTTTGGTAAAGATGCGTGTAGATTTCTTTGACTACTTTCGAGTCTTCCCAGCCGCCCCATAGGCAGATGATCTCCTGTTCGATCTTCAGGTGGTAGCCAAGAGACGCAAAACTGTGGCGCAGGCCGTGAACGCCTACGAGGGGCAGATTGTTGCGTTTGCAGATGGAGTTGATTCGGACGTAGATATTATTTGGAGTGCATGTGACGACCGGACCTGTTTTGTTTGGTACGGCTTCCAGGGCGGCGACCAGTTCGGGGATCATGATGGGGATTTTGCGCCGGGATTTATAGGTTTTGTTCTGATCGCGCAGGACCATGTTGTTGTCTTTATCCGGTACCAATGCGCCTGACACGTTGATCTCCAGCTTTTTCAGGTCGATGTCGTCCCAGGTGAGCGCGCACAGTTCGGAACGGCGCAGGCTGTGGAGCGCCAGCAGGGCCGGGATCTCTACGCTGGTACCATGTACTACCTGCACGAATCTGGTGATCTCCTCATCGTCGAAAAATGGGTGGGATGCTTTTATCAGGGCAGGGAGATTGACGTCGGGGACCGGCAGCTTTGCGGCGTGCAGCGCCGCGGAGACTGCGGCCCAGCCGTTGCTGATGGTCTTGGGTGACAGGCCCAGGGCGGCCTCGTCCCGGATCATGGCTTGCCAGTCAATTTTACCGGCGGGGTTATCCATGTATCCCTGGGAGCGGGTACGGCGGGTAATGTCATAGCCCCCGGGGGGGCAGGGGGGGAGCGCGCCCTCGTTTTTTTTTATTTTCCCTGGAAGCGGTTACGGCGGATAATGTCATAGCCCCGGAGTGTGCAGGGGGAGAGCGCGCCTTCGTTTTTTTCTATGTAGTCGTCCAACAGGCTGCCGAGGGAGCGCGAAGATGCGGAGGTTCTTTTCACGTCCAGCAGGTTCGCCTTGATGGCTCGGGCTTTTTCAATACAGGCCCGTTCAGTGTTTTCGGTGATGGGTATACTTTTCCCGCCCAGGCGCAGGCGGATGAACCAGGACCCGGACGGGAGTTGTTGCGCTTTGGGTATTTTCAGTTCCGCGGCTTTGCGCCGGGTCTTTACCAACTTGGCGCCGCACCAGCAGCACCAGGCAGAGCCGTCCGGGACATCCGGGCGGCCGCAATGTTTGCAGTTCATGAGTTTCTCCTTTACATTGCTGCGCCCGTCTGCTATAATAAATGGGCGCAGGAATCCCTTTTGACTTGGGTGATTTTGTGCTTGGCCGTTCCGGGGGTAGGAGCCCGGGGCGGTCTTTTTTGTTCTCAGCGTCCGAGACAGTCCGGCAGGGGGATGCGCTCGTGCATGATCACCGTCCCGAAGCAGCTTACAGAACGGCCGCTGTCGCGCAGGATCGTCTGATCCGCGTCCGCGCGGGCGCGGTTCAGGGAGAACAGATTCAAATTGCCGTACATGTCCTTACATACCTGCTTGCAGATAAATGTACCGTCTACCAGCAGCGCGGCGACCTCGCCGTCAGAGGGGTCTCCCTTGCGGCAAAGCTGGATGGAGCCGTCCGGTAAGTAGGGTTCCATACTATCGCCACTGATACGCACGGCGAAGTCCGCGACGGTATCGATGGGGACTTCGTAGTCCTCCCAGGGGTTGCCGAAGTCCGGGTCTCCTCGGCCGGCGGCAAAGCTGTTGCCCAGAAGGGGAATGATCTTTGTGCGCGGGGCTAAGTCGGCGGCAAATTCTGCGTCCTGCTGGGTGAGTTGGCGCAGTCGTTCTGCTTCACAGCGCGCGATCTCCGTGTCTGCCAGTCCACGCACGGCCTTTTGTCCCCAATCGTCTAAATTGATATCATAATCCTTTGCCAGCTTCATCGCCTCGTCCGATAAGGACGGGGCTTTTTTGATATTTGTGATGGGGTCGTTCCCAATTAAATAGTCAGCAGAGACCTGTAATGCTCTTGCTAATGCCTTAATCATAGGAACATCTGGTTGGCGCTTGTCTTTTTCCCAATAATTCAGTCTTGTGGGCGTGATTTCTAAAATTTCGGCAAGCTGCCGTTGGTTCAGACCAAGTTGTTCTCTGGCTTCGACCAGCCTTTCACCAAAAGTCAAAGCAGTCACCATCCTTTCAACTGTATATTACCGCATAGAATACTAATTGTCAATGAAAAATTATCAAAACGCTAATCATTTTTGAAAAAGCGCTTGACAAATTATCATAACGGTGATATTCTATCGCCAGAGGTTAGCAATTCGCTAATTGAATTACGGCGGAGGTGATAAAACGTGAAAGCAATACTTTATCCGAATTTGAAAGCGGAACAGTCACGCGCAGGTCTTACCAACCAAAAAGTAGCAGATTTGATTGGTGTGTCGCGTGTGACATACGAAAGCAAGAAAAAGTCCGGGCGGTTTGACGTAAGCGAAAGCAAGAAGCTGTGCGACCTGTTCAAGTGTGACTTTGATTATTTGTTTGCCGCAGAGGGGGAAGACGCATAAAAACCGCCCGTTGGTTACGGGCGGGGTGTGGGAGGTGGATGAAAGATAGTGCAGACAGTATTTATATCAGCGGTGGTGGCCTTTGCTGTAGCAATGGCGGTGGTTAAGGTGAGCTTCTGGCGCATTGACCGCTATGTTGCAGAAACAACAACTGCCTTGCAGGAAGCTGCAAAGCGGCTGGAAGAGAAATTCAGCGGAGGCAGACACGTTTGAAGGCATTACCCAGTGGAGTTGTTACAACAACTCCAGGCGTGTAATTCAGAGAACAGTCAGGAAGGTCCTTTTGAAGTTTATTTTGAAGGTCTACAAAATGTTCAGTACGTCTAAATACATCATAATCATATTCCGTTAACCACTGCATGTAATCAACGGTTACTAAACCTAAACGAACAAGAGCGGAAATGGAAACACTTTGGGTGATGAGGTCTGTAACTGATGGATGTTCCAAAAATACATTAGTGAGGGCTAATTTATAAGAACCTGGAGGCTCTTTTAATTCCGCTCGATATTCGACGATTGGAGCACTATCGTTGATTAGGGCAAGATTTTGAGCATCAAGCGGGGACATTTGCTTGATGATCTCTGTGAATGAAGGGTGTATATCTCCATTCATTCTGTCATCTAATGTAGCGGAAATCAGATTTGCAAACATTTCCCGCAGTTCTTCTTCCTCAAAGTAATATTTTGAGGCATCTAATGCAGGCCCGACAATTGAAAGGGGCGGTTCTTGGATGTGGTCTTCGGGAATGGAAACGACTTTGTTTACAAGAGATTCTTTGAAGTCCTCGATGCTCTTGGTGCGGGACAGACGCTTTTTCTCAACATAGGTTCCGAATCCTCCGAACACAAGTTCCCATGCATCCTGCAGTGTCGTTCCGGCGGATGAAGCGATTGGGACCAATAACTTGTTGATCGGTTCAGTCAATTCTTTTGCGAATTCAGTAACAGACAAAAAATCACGTCCTTTCGTCCATATTTTACCATATTGGTGCAGGGTGGACAAGGGAAAATATGAAGGGAGGTGAAGTAAATGGAACAGACTTTTGAATTGTACCTGAAAATCGTGGAGGGTAGGGAGAATGCCCAGGTGGATACTCGGATGGAAGGTACGGGGGACGTGCGGTCGGAGACGTTGATCAATGTACTGTCGGAACTGGTGCCGGTGGTGCTGCGGGAGGACCGGGAAGCTATTGTGAAGCTGTGCTGGAATCTGGCGCTGGGGATTCGACCGGAGAAGAAAAATCAGGAAAGCGTTTCCGTCGATCTTCTGGGCTTCAGGCCGGAGAAAGAATAAAATATGCCCTGCCCGGTGCGGGAACCCCGGGCAGGGCATGAGGTGTATTTCAATCCACATCCCGTATGGGATGACAACAGCATTATAAAACAACCAAGGAGAAAAATCAATCATGAAAAATAAAATCATGAATATCCGGGCGCTGCGGCAGCGGGCGGGCATGAGTGTCTGTGCGCTGGCTGCGGGCACCGGGGTATATCCGGGAGAAGTGCAAAACTGGGAGCATGAGGTTTATTTGCCGACGGCGCGGCAGCTCCCGGTGTTGGCTATGGCGTTGGGCTGCTCCATCGACGCGCTGTATGTATGTGATGAGGACGGGAAACAGGTACGGCATGGTGAATATTCAGACGTTATGGCCGGGAGAAACCGAATCGAAGCTCAGCGAATGCGGGTTCGATTCGGAGAGGATGAACGCGGGAACGGACGAGCCGCCGGATTGATCCGGCGGGGAGAGAGCGGACGCCGTGAGGACGATGGGGAGGGCTGAACGGTGCCGAGAACGAAATTTACTGACCATGTGGCCCGGCAGCTGGAAGCGGACCGGCAAGCCAGGCGGGACCGGATCCGCGAGAAAATACAGGGCGCTTACCGGGAACAGGGAAAGCCGATTGAGGCGGTCTCTAAGGCGCTGGGACTGTCCCGGTCTGTGACCTACACCCGGTTAAGCCAGCCGGGGGACAAGTGGGAACTGCGGGAACTCATTGTGACCGCCGGCTGTTTACATATCCCGATGGAAGAACTGACGCCCTTTATGACGTCGCAATACTACGGGAGGGCAGGGCGATGAGAAAAGATGATTGCATTGCCGCTGTGCAGACGGAGTTTCCACTATTCAGCGGGCGCTTATACACCGCCTGCCGCAGGACCTCCGAGACCGGCGTGACGTTGTGCGCACGGGCCAAAAGCCTGGCCGGAATGAAAAAGCCGGTGAACCGGACTAAGGGTATTTCCTGGTCCTTCCGGGTGAATGAGGCGCAGGATGCTGTGCTGAAGCGCAGGATGGATAAGCTGCATTTCAGCAGTAAGCAGGCTTACATAGAATCCCTGCTGGTCAAAGAAGCGGTCCGGCAGCTCCGGGAGGAGCGGAAAGAAAAGGAAAAGGCTTATGCCCAGGCACAGGACCCGTTTTACCGGGAAAAGCGCGTAAAGGCCGCGGCGGTAAAAAATGGGGCTTCTAAACAGGAGATCGAGGAGTTTATCAAGACGGGGAGGAAACGCCGTGAAACGGAAAAATAATCTGACTGTGTTTGGTATGGCGCTGTATGGCGGAATCATTTTTGCAGTGTTTTTGGCCTATGGACTGCATTCCGATGCGGTGGAACTCCCGGCACAGGAAGCGCCGCCGGTTACGGTGAGCGGACTGACCCGGCAGCGGGAGGTGATCCGGGCGGAAACTTTGATTTATACCACGCCGGAAATGACACAGCCTGCGGAGTACCTCGATGAGTGCCTGGAGGTACCGGAGGTCCATGTCATCGAGAACTGCGTCGTTACATATTACTGCGCGGAACGCTTTGCCCATATCTGCGGGACCGGGGACGGCATCACGGCGGCGGGCGTACAGATCACGCCCGGCGTGACCTGCGCGGTGGACCCGGCGGTGATCCCCTTTGGAAGCATCGTATGCGTGGACTACGGCGATGGGGTACTGCACGAATATATCGCCCAGGATTCCGGGGCGTGGGTCAATGAGGACCATATCGATATCTGCGTGGAGACCCACGGAGAGGCTTTGGAACTGGGGCGGAAGACGGCGACTGTGTATTGGGAGGAATGCGCGTGAGCGAGCATGACGGGGATGTGTATAACGCGTTGGGACAGGCAGTCTGCCTGCGGTGCGGCGACGTGCTGGACTGGGCCTGGGATGGTCTGTGTCCGAGGTGCAAGGAGCGGATACATAGTCTGGTAGCGGACTTTATGGACGGGTTGGACCCGGCGGAGCGAAAGTACATCGATGACGCGACGGACGGTATTGCCGTTTCAGTTTGGGCAGGGAGGGCGGTATGAACGGCGTATTGAAATATGTGCATGGTGTGGCGCATGTGCCGGTGCATTTCCCGGACGAAAAGACGGACTGCCGCCACTGTGAGTTTTGCTATTACAAGGACGAATTTTCTGTGTACCGCTGCCGGCTGACAGGGGAATTTATTGACCGGGCTGATCTGGACCGGCGGGGGGCCGGGTGCCCGGTGGAACTGGAGGAAACGCATGAACAATATGGAAATTTATAACCGGGTGTGCGTCACGCCCCCGGAGGCGAAAAAGCCCATCAGGGGCGGCCGGCTGAACGGGTTTACCGATATCAACCCCATGTGGCGGATCAAGACCCTGACCGAGCTGTTCGGGCCGTGCGGCATCGGATGGAGGAAAAAGCGCACGGATTGTCAGTTCCGGGAGGGCGCGAACGGTGAGGTCAGTGTGTTTGTGACGGTGGAACTCACGGTGAAGATGGAGGATGGCTGGTCTGAACCTGTGGAAGGGTCCGGCGGCGCGATGTTCGTGGTCAAAGAGCGCGGCGGGCTGTATACCGACGACGAGGCCGTGAAAAAGGCGGAGACCGATGCCATTGGCAGCGCCGTGAAGCTGCTGGGCTTTTCCGCCGATGTGTACTACGAAAAGGACCGGGACAAGTATACTCCCGTGGAAGGCGAGCAGGAACGGTTCGAGCCGGCATGTGAGTACTGCGGAGGGACCGTCCGTCCGGTGAAGGGCGGCGATGGGGAGGTGCGCACGGTGCAGGATATCGTGTCCAAATCCCAGGAGATGACCGGGAAAATTTTATGTATGGCGTGTTTGAAACGGGCGCTGAAGGTGCGGTCCGATGCAAATTGAATCTGTACGCCTGGAGGGGCGGACGCTGACGGTCACCCTTGGTGAACGGTCAAAGGACCTGCTGAGGTTTGTACATAGCTTCAAGCCTGGGGAATACGACATCATCCGGGCGAAGAAAAAACGGAGCATGACTGCCAATGCGTATCTGTGGGCGCTGGTGCATGAGATCGCGGCCGCAGTGGGACTGACGGACGAAGAAATCTATCGGGAAGCGGTGCGGTCCGCTGGAAAGCAGGATGTGGTTCTGGTGCGGAACGATTCCGCAGATTGTTTCCTCCGCGCATGGTGCGGAAAGGGCGTCGGGTATATGGCGGAAACAGAAGCTTCCGGGCGGGACGGCTACACATTGGTACATCTGTATTACGGGTCCAGTTGCTACGATACAGCGGAGATGGCACGTCTCATCGACAATGTGGTGCAGGACGCCCGGGCGATGGACATTGAGACCCGACCACGGGAAGAAGTAGACGCGATGCTCAAGGAGTGGGAAGCCTATGAAGCACAAAAGAACAAGAGCGCTTGAGATATCGAAAGTAGTGAAGGACAGGGTGTATGAACGGGACGGGCGGCGCTGCATTTACTGCGGCAGCCTGTCAGGCCTGCCGGAAGCGCATTATATCCCCCGGTCGTTGTCCGGGCTTGGTATTGAGGAAAATGTGCTTACGCTGTGTCGGCGGTGTCATGACGTGTTTGACAACGGCACTGCGGCGCAGCGGCAGGAGATGCGGGACTTTTTCGCCTGGTATCTCAAGGGCAAATATCTGGATTGGAATGAAGCTGATTTGGTGTACAGGAAAGGAATTTAACAATGTTGAATCATATTACAATCATGGGACGGCTGACCCGCGACCCTGAGCTGCGGTATACCCAGGCCCAAACACCCGTGGCGTCGTTTACGCTGGCGGTGGACCGGGACTATAAGCAGAACGGCGCGGATAGGGAAACGGATTTCATCGACGTGGTGGCTTGGCGCCAGACGGGGGAGTTCGTCTCCAAATATTTCACGAAGGGCAGCATGGCCGTGGTTTCCGGCCGTCTGCAGATGCGGGATTGGACGGACCGGGACGGCAACAGGCGCAAAAGTGCCGAGGTCGTGGCCGACAATGTCTACTTCGGCGAGAGCAAGGGCACGTCTGAAAAGCCTGGGAAAAATGGGGCCTCCGTGTTTGCTGAGTTGGAGGTCGATGACGGCGATCTGCCGTTTTGAGGTGGTGCGCTGATGGGGAACAGGATGATCAAGGATAGCATACGGACAAGCAAGACCGTGAATGCTATGACTGATTTCCAGTTTCGGTTTTGGGTGTATCTGATCACATACGTGGACGATTACGGGCGGGGAAGTGCGGACCCTGAATTACTCAAGGGGTTTGTCTTCCCACGGCGGAAACGGGTTTCGGAGTCTGACATTGAAAAAACGCTTGCAGAGTTGGCGGGTATGGGCTGCATTTCCCTCTATGAAGTTGACGGGGAATCCTACTTCTACTTCCCAAGATGGGGCGAACATCAAAGGATCCAGACGAAAAAATCTAAATTTCCAGAACCGGAGGATGCAGAAATTCACGGCTGTCAACGGAAATCCACTGTGAGCCACTGTGAGTCAACGCCTGAAACCGAAGTAGAAACCGAAACCGAAGTAGAAACCGAAACCGAAAAAGCGTACGCGCGAGGCGAATACGGCTGGGTGAAGCTGACGGATGGGCAGTACGCAAAACTCGTTGCAGCCTTTGGAGAGACGGAGGTAATGCGGGCCATTGCCTATGTGGACGAATCCGCACAGTCCAACGGGAACAAAAACAAGTGGAAAGACTGGAACCTGGTTGTCCGGAAGTGTATCCGGGATGGCTGGGGAAACCGCAGTGCAGGAAAAGCGGTAAGGGCTGTTATTCCTTCGAATAGAATGCCTGGAGGAGAAAAAGAGCGGCTGTTGAAGATCTGCGAAACACTCAAGGGCAAAAACGATGCGGAGGTAGACTCATGCAGCACTTAGGAGATATCACCCGGATCTCCGGGTATGACGCGCCGGTGGTGGAGTGATGGGTGAAAAATCTTTGATGGAAATTCCGCGTTGTCCTGTACATGGCGAGCAGCTTATGTACAGGCCCAGCAAAACCGCTGTAGAAAAGTTTTGCGGGACATGGTATAAATGCCCGGTTTGTGAGTACACAACACTGTTTCGATCTGCGGAACTGGACGGGATGTATAGGAGCGCAGGAAAATTGGTTTGAGGAGGGAACAGCAATGAAGGTTTCCCCTCCATCTGCCCCGGAGAATCCTACACGATTGATGAGACCATCGGGGAGGAGGGAGCAATGGAACTGAACCGTGGGTTTTGCTTGCCGGTAGCCCAGAAGAAAACAATATGCACTACTGCCCTAACTGCGGGGCGAAGATGGACGGAGGGCTGGATGATGATTAGAAAGTGGGAGCGTGTGAAATGACCATTGATGAACTCTCCCAACTATGCCACCTCAACCGGGAAATCGAGATGGACCAGAGCCGCCTTCGGGAGTTCGAATCACAGGCATTGCCGGGTGCGCAAAGGCTGTCCGAGATGCCAGGGGGGACGGGTATTTGTGACGTTGTGGGCGACTGCGCAGCGGAGATTGCCGACTTGCGGGGGATCATTGCGGACAAGCAACGTCGATGCTTGTCGGAGCGGGCTCGGTTGGAACGGTATATTTCCGGTATAGACGACAGCGCCCTGCGGCAAATCTTTACATATCGCTTCGTGGACGGGTTGTCGTGGAAGAATGTGGCTATGCACGTCGGAGGCGGGAATACGGCGGACAGCGTGCGGATGGCGGTAAAAAGATATCTAAAACATTAAAGTTGTTCGTTTTGTTCGGTTTTTGTGTGCTACAATGTAGAATAGAGAAAAACGAAAAGCCCTGCCGGGTGCAAAGACCGGCGGGGCTTTTGTGTTGGAAAGGGGGCGGATCATGGGGAAGCTGACGGATAAGCAGCGGCGCTTTGCGGAGGAATATCTGGCAGACCTGAACGCGACACAGGCGGCGATCCGGGCGGGATACAGCGAGAATACGGCGGCGGCAATCGGGGAGGAAAACCTGAGAAAACCTGAGATTGCAAAAATGATACAGGCTGAAATGGAAGCCCGGAGTATCCGTACGCAGATTTCCCAGGACGATGTTGTTCAGGAACTGGCCGGGATTGCCTTTGTGCCTGTGGCCGACAGTGTTGTGAAAGTGCGGGACAAGCTGCGGGCGCTGGAACTGCTGGGGAAACACCTGGGTATGTTTACGGATAGGGTGCAGATGGAGGTCCACGGCGGCGTGGAGGAATATTTGCGGAAGCTGGAGGAAAGCGGTGATTAACCTTCGGGAGCCGGGGACGTATATTGAGCGGTTTTTGAAGATCCGCACCAAGGACGGGCGCGTGATCCCGCTGCGGATGAATCCGGCACAGGAAAAGCTTTACCGGGCGGTGAAGCGGCGGCAGGACGCGGGGAAGCCTGTGCGGGTCATTATTCTCAAGGCGCGGCAGATGGGATTTTCCACCATGGTTGAAGCGCTGTTGTTCCATCAGGCGGCCACGCATTTTCACACGGAGTGCATGATCGTGGCCAACAGCGAGGAGGCCACCGCGAACCTGTTTCGCATGAGCCGGCGGTTTTATGACGAACTGCCGGAGCAGATCAAGCCGGTCATGCGGGCCAGCAATGCCCAGGAGCTGGTGTTTGATAAGCCGGCCAGGGATAACGGACCGGGGCTGGGACTGGACAGCCGCATCCGGTGCGCCACCGCCGGCGGGCGGGGCGTGGGCCGGAGTTATACCCTGCGGGGACTGCATCTTTCCGAGTTCGCCTTCTGGCCGGGGGACAAGCGGGAGACCTTTACGGGCCTGGTGCAGGCGGTGCCGGATCAGCCGGGGACCATGATCTTCGTGGAGAGCACGGCGAATGGCTACGATGAGTTCAAGAACATGTGGGACGCGGCGGTGCAAGCTCAGCGGGACGGGGAAGACGGGTTTATCCCGCTGTTTTTCCCCTGGTTTGAGATGGAGGAGTACCGCAGGGCGGTGCCGCCGGGCTTTACGCGGACCGCGGAGGAAGCGGAACTGGCGGAGAGCTTCGGGCTGGATGATGAGCAGTTGTGCTGGCGGCGGTGGTGCATCGCCAATCAGTGCGGCGGGGACCTGAATTTGTTCCATCAGGAGTATCCGTCTACCCCGGACGAGGCGTTTATTGCTACCGGGCAATGTGTGTTTGACCAGGCCAAGCTGGTACTCCGGCGGGACCGGGTGCGGCAGTTGGACTGGGAGCGGGGGAAATTCCGCGTGGAGCGGGGGCTTGATGGGAAAATCGTCCGCTACGTATGGACACAGGACGGGAAAGGACCCATCCGAATACTCAAGCACCCGGAGCCGGGGGCACCCTATGTGATCGGCGGGGACACCGCCGGGACCGGAAGCGACTGGTTCGTCGGGCAGGTACTGGACAACCGAACGGGCGAGCAGGTGGCGGTGCTGCACCATCAATACGGCGAGCGGGCCTATGCCGAACAGATGTACTGCCTTGGAATGTATTACAACGAGGCGCTGATCGGCGTGGAGACGAATTACTCCACCTACCCGGAAATGTGTTTGGAAGACCTTGGCTACAAGCGGCTGTATGTGCGCCAGCGGTACGACGATTACACGGGGAAGCTGGTGCCGGCCTTTGGTTTTGATACCAACAGCAGCACGCGGCCGGTGATCGTGGACGGGCTGAAGGATGTGGCGGACCGGTGCCCGCACCTGCTGAACGATTATGAGACGCTGGGGGAGATGCTGACCTTTGTGTATGACAAGAACTGGAGGCCCCAGGCGGAGAATGGGGCGCATGATGATCTGGTGATGGCGCTGGCCATTGCCCACGGCATACGGGGACAGCAGGAAACGGCGGCGCGGGCACAGGCCGTGCAGGGCACTGCCGTGTGGGAGCCGGACATGTGGGACGATTACAACCGGGCTGGGCCGGAGATGAAAGCGCTTTTATTACAGAAATGGGGAACGCCGAAATGAACAAGAAATATTCTGAAAAATTGGATTTGTGGCAGGGTCGGTTGAAGGAGAGTGACCGGGCGTTTGGAAGCCAGGTTGAAAAGATGGATGAGCGGGAGCGGATCTACAACGGAACACGGGAGCTTTCGCCGCTGGTGTCGGGGGATACGAAACGCTCCGGCGGGCCGAAGTCTACCAGCCATGTGCGCAATATCGTGTTTGAAAACATCGAGAGTCAGGTGTCCACGGCGATCCCGAAGCCGAAGGTGACGGCGCGGCGCAAAAAGGATGAACCACTGGCGGAGATCATTGAGCATTTTTTACGGAATGAAGTGGACCGGCTTCCTTTTGAAATGCTCAACGATATGGCGGAACGCACGGTGCCGGTGCAGGGCGGCGTGGGGCTGATGGTGGAGTGGGACAACCGGGCGCGTACCCATGACACCGTGGGCGAGCTGTGCGTGCGGCTGCTGCATCCGAAGCAGTACGGGCCGCAGCCGGGGATCTACACGGACATAGAGGATATGGACTGGTTCATCGTGAAGCTGCCCAGCACCAGAAAGGCGCTGGAGGCGCAGTACGGTGTGGACCTTTCCGATGCAGGAGAGAGTGAACCAGGGGTGCGGACCGCGCAGGAGGCCGCACCGGGAGAGGGGGACCAGGTGACCCAGTACATCGGCTACGCCAAAAACGCCAAGGGCGGCATTGACCGCTATTCCTGGGTGAACGACACGGAGCTGGAGAATATTGAGAATTATCAGGCACGGCGGCAACCGGTGTGCGCCAAGTGCGGACGGGTGCGACCGCTGCCGGGGCAGCTGATCGCGAGCGACCGTTCGGAAAGCTTTCTCTGGCCGGCGGAGGAATACGCACCGAAGCCGGGAATGCTGCTTGCCAATGGTATGGCGGAGCGGGAGATGCTTGGGGACGAAACGGACCTGGGCGCACTGAACGCGTTTGTGGGAGACGGAGCGGCACCGGAGGAAACGGGGCTGTTCCGGTATGACGGCGGGGCCTGTCCCTTTTGCGGGAGCGGGGAGTTTACCGACGCGGAGCAGGAATATGAGCGGGTGATGCTGCCAATCAGGCTGCGCAGCGGGGAAGTCGTGCCGGGGCTGCACCCGGAGATCGACAGCGGGGGCCGGGCGGTGATGGCACCGACACTGATTCCGTTTTATCAGCCGAATATCTACCCCATTGTGCTTCAGCGGAGCGTGAGCGTGCATGGCCAGCTTTTGGGCAGCAGCGACGTGGATGTGATCCGGGACCAGCAGAACACGGTGAACCGGATCGAGCAGAAGATCATTGACCGGCTGGTGAAGGCGGGGACACGGATCACGCTGCCGGCCCAGTCCAATCTGCGGATGGACCCGGAGGACGGGGAACGGTGGTACCTGCAAAACCCGGCGGACGCGAGCATGATCCGTGTGTACGACTTTAAGGGCGATTTGGAATATGAGCTGCTGTATCTGGCCCAGGTCTATGAAGAGGCCCGGCAGATTTTGGGCATTACGGACAGCTTCCAGGGGCGGCAGGATACCACGGCCACCAGCGGAAAGGCCAAGGAGTTTGCCGCGGCGCAGTCGGCGGGACGGCTGGAAAGTAAGCGGGCCATGAAAAACGCGGCCTACGCGAAGCTGTTTGAGACCATGTTCAAGTTCTGGCTGGCCTATTCGGATGAGCCCCGCCCGGTGAGTTACAAGAATTCCAGGGGAGAAACGGAGTATCAGGAATTCAACCGCTACGACTTTTTGGAGAAAGACGGGGACGGACAGTATTACTGGAACGACCAGTTTTTGTTTTCCTGCGATACTTCCGCGCCGCTGGCCGGGAACCGGGAGGCCATGTGGCAGGAGACGCGCATGAATTTACAGACAGGCGCCTTCGGAGACCCGGCGGCTACGGAGACGCTGATTTTGTTCTGGTCGAAGATGGAGGAACTGCACTACCCCGGAGCAGGGGCGACAAAGCAGTTTTTGGAGGAACGGGCGCAAAGGGAAGCGGAACAGGCACAGATGATGCAGGCGCTGCAAAGCGCGGCGGTCACGCAGCAGGAACCGCCGGAGGATTTCGGCGGAAGTCGCAGCGCAGAAGAATCCACCCCATTTCTTTTGTAACCAAAAGAAACGCGGTGGAGCCGCAAAGAAAAGTTTTGGGGCGTTCCGATTCGCCCCAAGCCCCCAAACGGCCAAAGGGGTTTCATCCCTTTTGGAATCCCCGATTCCTAAAGGGAAGGCCGCCGCCCTGTTTTTTTTGGTGGGCATTTAGCCGCGCAAGCGGCTTGTGCGAGCAAAGAGAGGCAACCCGTGCAATTGACCGCAAGGGCAATTGCAATGACGGATTTGCGAGCAAAAAGGAGCGGTTCCGTGTTGCGGAAATCCACGCCGAAAGGCGTTGATTGGAGCATAAGCGGAATGAGCGACGTGAAAGGAGGGGAGACCATGAGCGAGAAAAGCGGATATATCGGGAAGATCAAGAACACCGGAACGCAGGTGGTGAAGGCGCCGAATCAGACGACGCTGCCGAAAAAGGCCACGATGAAGACCGGGAAGGACCTGAGAACCGGGAAAAAGTGAGACCCCGCGAACCGTAGGGTGAGCGGAACGGTCGAACTTTGTTCTGGAGGAACTGTGAGACCCCGCGAACCGTAGGATGAGCGGAACGGTCGAACTTTGTTCGAGCGCCGCGAGAACCTGTTTGATGTTCTGACGCTGACGGGACAAGGCACATAATGGTCTCAACAGGTAATTCAATAACAAGGAGATACGACATGGAACTTACTGAAAGTCAGATTTACGAAGCAATGGGGATTGCCGAACCTGCGGCGGAGGGCGAGAAGGGGCAGGAACCCGCCCAGCCTACGGACATTGCCGAGGAAGCGGAAGGCGAAAAAGAGCAGGAGGTCGCCGAACCTGCGGCAGAAGGCGGGAACGGGCAGGAGGTCGCTGAACCTGCACAGGAGTCCACAACGGACAACGACCCGACATTGGAAAAACAGGAAATGAGCGGGGATGACCGCCGGGAGCAGGCGGCCAAGCGCCGCCGGGCGGAAATGCAGGCGGCCATTGACCGGGCCAGGCAGGAAGAGCGGGCGGCGATGGATCAGGAGCTCCAGGCCGTGCTTGAACTGGCGGGGTTATCTGACCAGGAGACCGGCGCGCCGATCACCACCATGGAGGATTTTCGGAAGTACCGGCAGGGACAGAAACTGCAAAAGCTCCAGTTGGAATTGTGGAACGGCGATGTCAGGCCGGAAACGCTGAACGAAGCGATCGAGGACAATCCGGCTGTGCGGGCGGCCCGGGAAATGGTCGAACGTCAGGAACGGGAAAGGGCCGCCGCGGAGGAAGCGGAGCGGGAGGCCGCGTTCCAGGCAAAGGTCGATGCGGAGTTGGCGGAGATCCACAAGCTGGACGATGCCGTTTCTACACTGGGCGACCTGTTGGCACTGCCGAACGGGCAGGAATTCTATGCGCTGGTGCAGAGGGGATACAGCTTTTATGACGCCTACTGCTGTGTGAACCGGGACAAGCTCTATCAAAAGGTTCGGCAAAGCGAACAGCTGCGGGCGGCGGAGGCGGCCCGACAGCAGGCGGTGGCAAATGCCAGGGGCAAGAATCACCTGAACGCTTCTCCGCTGGCCAGAGGCGCGGGCGCTGACAGCGTGCCGAAAGATGAAATGGCGCTGTTTAAGCTGCTTAACCCCGGCGCGAGCGAGGCGGAAATCCAGGCGTACTACAACAAATCGAAAGCACATCATTAAAGACTCGCGAAGCGGGAAATGTGCGAAAAAACAGAGACCGCCTTGTGAATTGCCACAAGGCAATTCACAAGGCGGTTTTTGAGCAAAAAGGAAAAACCCTGAAGCGGCGGCCCCCTTGTGGCTTGCCGCAAGGGAACAGAGTGAAAGGAGTTTTGACGTGTTTATACCGGTGAAAAATGATACGGGTGCGGTGGCGCCTTTGGAGCATCTGCCGGCGGCGGCAGGCAGCTATATGGCGGGGCAGATCCTCACGATGACGGCGGGGAAGCTGGCGGCGCTGGCGGCGGCTTTGCCGGGGATGCCGCAGTATCTTTGCATGACGAGCGGGACCGTGGAGGATGAAACGCTCATTGCGGTGACAAGGGTGAATGCCGGGACCATTTATGAAACGGTTCTGGGCGAGGATATCAGCGAAGGCGCCGGCACAATGGTGGGCGTGCTGAGCGATGGTCTGCGGGCCGGAGGGGCCGGTTGCTTTGAAATCGTGTCTGCTGAAGGCTTGGAGGAAGGCAGCCGTATCCGGGGCCGCTTTGTACCCGGCGCGGGAAGTGCCGCCGGGACGGCCTGTGCGGCGGGGAACGGCTGCCCGCTGGAGGATGATGAGAACAAGGAGGATGAAGGCGTATGAAAATCACATTTACGGAAGGCTCCGGACTGAATGATTCGGTGTTCGGCAAGTGCCAGGCACCGATCAGAATGTTTTTGGAGGAGCGGGGGGAGGCTTTTGAGCAGACGAGTGTGCTCAAAGACCTGTTTTTGATGGGCAGCAGTGAGAATTCCGCTGACCTGATGACCTCGATGACGGCCATGGAGGGCTTTGAGCCTGTGGGTGAGAATGGCGCTTACCCTGTGGACGGGATGCAGGAGGGCTATAAAAAGCTGCTGGTATACGAGACCTGGAAGGACAGCTTTTCCATCTCCGCAGAGGCGATGGAGGACGCGAAGCTGATGGACCTGAAAAAACAGCCGGCCGCGTTCATGACCAGCTACAACCGCACACGGGAGCTGTTCGGCGCGATGCTGTTTGCCGGGGCCATCAACGGCGAAAAGAGCGTGAAGTACAAAGGCAAGCTGTTTGATATCACGGCGGCGGACGGAAAGACGCTGTTTGCCGCGGCGCACCCGCCGGTGGTGAGCGGGGACGACCAGTGCAATTGCTTTTCCGACGCGTTCAGCGCAGATGCTTTGGGCCGGATGGAATCGGTCATGCACCTGTTCCGGGGGGACAACGACAACATTCTGGACGTGGCCCCGGATACCATCCTGATCCCGGAGGACCCGGACCTGAAGCAGGCTGTGTTTGCGGCTATTGGCGCGGACAAGGACCCCGTGACGGCGAACAATGCTTTTAACTACCAGTACGGGCGCTGGAACGTGATCGTGTGGAGCTACCTGAACAAGTACATCGCGAAAGGTACGATGCCGTGGGTGCTGATGGACAGCAAATACAATCAGACCTATGGCGGCGCTGTGTGGAATGACCGCATTCAGCTTGCGGTGCGTTCGGCATTGGACGATAACACAGACGCCAATGTCTGGAGAGGGCGCAGCCGCTTTAACGCGACCTTTAACGACTGGCGCTTTGCGGCCGTGGGCGGCGTGAAAAGCGGCAAGCCCTTGAAGGCATGACGCTGCGGCAGGCCATTGCGCGAACGGACGCGGTGAAGCCGAACGCGTTCGATACGGAGACCAAGGCGCAGTGGCTCAAAGAACTGGACGGCAGCATTGCCGTGACGGTGATGCTGCTGCCGCCGCTGGAGCTTTCCATGCTGCGGTATGGCGACCTGGACTGCGTTTTGCTGGTGGAAGCGCCGTTTGATGACCTGTATCCGCTGTATTTGGCGGCGAGGATCGATCAGGCGAACGGGGAGTACAACAAATACGCAAACAGTATGGAGATCTACAACGCGCGGTATCAGGCCTTTTGCGCCTGGTTCATCGCACAGTATGAACCGGGGCAGGGCTATCGAAGGAGTGGTAAAGCTGAGTACGTATGAAAATCCGCCTTTTTACATAAGTGCCTATGGGATCGCGGTGAAGAATGGCTTTACCGGGAGCGAGAAAGAGTGGCTGGAATCGCTGAAAGGTGCGCGGGGTGAACCCGGCGCGGGCTTGCAGTTTTTGGGGAATTACCGGGATATGGCGGCGCTGCGGTGGGCGCATCCAACAGGACAGGCGGGAGACTGCTACCGGGTGGGCGATGCGGACGAGTATGCGGCAGCCTACTGGGACCCGGAAGCCGGGGACTGGCTTTGCGTTGCTGTTCGCGGCCCGGCGGGACCGAGAGGCGAGCAGGGCGCACGCGGACAGCGGGGCGAGCAGGGACCCCAGGGCTTTAAGGGTGATGTTGGCGCTACAGGTCCGCAAGGCCCCCGGGGCTGCCGGGGAATTCAGGGCGAAAAAGGCGAGCAGGGCGAACGGGGCGAGAAAGGCGACCCCGGCCCGCAGGGTCCGCGGGGCTGCCGGGGACCCAAAGGCCCGCCGGGAGAGACCGGACCCGCGGGCGAAAAAGGAGACCCCGGCCAAAAAGGGGAACCGGGACCGGAAGGCCCGGAAGGTCCGCCGGGTGCGACAGGACCGGCGGGCGAAAAGGGCGACCCCGGACCCCAGGGTGAGAAAGGCGAAAAGGGCGACCCCGGTACTGACGGCGTTTCCCCCGTCATCAGTGCGGAGAAAACCGGCAAGGTCACGACGCTGACGATCACAGACGGAAGCGGTACGCGAACGGTAGAGCTTCTGGATGGCCGCGACGGCGACGGCGCGGGGGATATGACAAAGGACGTATACGACCCGCAGGGACGGGAAACGGACGTGTTTGCATATGTGGATCAGAAGGTCGAGGGCTTGCAGGGCGGACAGAATGTGGATAACGCGCTGGCAGACCATGACAAGGACCCAAACGCCCATGCCGAACTGATCGGCGATATCAAAAAGACCCTGGAACTGCTGATCGGTGGAGGCGGGACGAGCCCGGAAGAGCCGGATACGCCCGGCGCGGGTGTTCAGGTGGTTCAAGTTCGGATCAGGGAGCCGGAACGGCCGGATTACGGGATCGGAAGCGGCGAAGCGGACCCTGTTATTGTTTCAAAATTTGCCACGGATGAAGAGGTGGCGGAACTGATCGCGACGGTATTCCCGGATTGAGCGGGCGGTTATGGAGCGCGTGAGGAACAGGGGGCCTCCCGGCGGTGGGGATTTTTGCGAAAGTCGAAATAGTAAAACAAAAAATTTTTAACAACAAGGGAGAATTTTATTATGGCATATGATAAGAATAACGCCCTGAAAGTGGGGCAACTGGAAACATTCGGTACTGCGGTGGAGAATCGTTTCGCGAAAAAGTCGGATGTGACGGAAATCCAGAACGCCGGGTATCAGACCGCGGGCGATGTGGAGACCGCGATCAACAGCAAGTTGACCAGCACCTATAAGGCCGGCGGCAGTGTGGCTTTTGCGTCTCTGCCCGCCGCGGAGGCAGCCAATCTTGGCAAGGTGTACAACGTGACGGACGCGTTCACCACCACAGAGAACTTTATCGAGGGTGCGGGACAGAAGCATCCCGCCGGAACCAACGTGGCCGTTGTGGAAGTGACCGACGGCGAGGACGTCAGCTACAAGTACGACGTGATGGCGGGCTTTGTGGACCTGTCTAACTTGGTGGAGAAAGAGACCGGCAAGGGCCTTTCCGCAAACGACTACACCGACACGGAGAAAACCAAGCTCGGCGGCGTGGAGGAAGGCGCGAACAAGACCGTGTTTGCCACCGACGAGGAAGTGGCAGAGCTGATCGCGACGGTATTCCCTGACTAAGGCGCGGGTGGGGGCGGAAACGCCCCCATTTGGCCTACAAAGGAGGGCGCACAATGGCAACGAAAGGAAAAACGAGGGCGGCGGAGCCGGAGCAAAAGGCCATGACACCAGAACAGGTGATCGGGTGGGTGTGGAAGATCAAAGTCTATATGGACACAGTGACCGGGGACGTGAAACAGGCGTTGGATGCTTTGCTGGGCGGCGGCGCCGGGACCGCCACGGATGTGACCGTGCTGCAAACACGGGAAAGAGACCCGGAGAAGCCGGATTATGGAATCGGATCGGAGGAAACGAGCGATGAGTGAAACGATCGCGGACAAGCTGAACCAGTTTGCGTCGGAAAACGAAAAGCTGGCGGCTACGCTGACGGCAAAGGGTGTCCCGGCCCAGGGCGGCGAGGGGCTGGTGTCGCTGGCGGAAAAGGTGAAGCGGATCAACCAGCATGTGGCGAATGGAATGAAAACGCCGGTACGGGTTTCCTCCGTGGGAGGGATTCTGGCAGGGGACTTTGTGACCCTTACCTCCGAACTTTGGCCGGTGGAGGAACGCAAGGTGGACGACGGCGCGAACCTGATCGCTTCCGGGTTCGCGGGGAAAAGCCGCTGCGTGATGGCGTTCACAAAAGGCGGGAAGCTGTATGTGAAGGCTGTGAAGCGGGAGACGGACGGGACCATTGCCTTGGGGAATTCCCTGCAAATCGCGGAGACCGCGCCGGCGGGCGCGGTGCTGGTGGGAATGACCGACGCGGTGGCGGTGATCTATCCCGGAGACGCGGTGGCGTATGCGGCCTGGGTGACGCTGGACGGCCTGACCGGGGCGCTTGCTTATACCGGCATTGCGGATGTGGACGCGCCGGTGAACCTGACGGCCTGCGCTTTGGTGGACGGGCTTGCCCTGCTGTGCTGTACCCGCCAGACGGATGGAAAGTCCTATGCGATGACGCTGGAATTCGGCGATGAGGCGGTGACCGTGGGGCCGGAAACGGAGCTGGCCCCGGACTTTGAGCAGGACGAATACATGCAGGCATGGAGCGTGGCGGCGCTGAGCGGCCGGCTGGCGATGGTGGGATATTTCAGGGACCATGACACGCCGCTGCAATATCTGGTGCTGGCGGTGAGCGGAGACACGGTGACGCAGAAATATGCCGGGGAATATCTGACAAAAAGCGCGCTGCCCTGCGTGGCGGTGGCGGCGGTGAACGGGAACTGCTGCGGCGTGGCCGGGGCGGCGGCGCGGACAGCGGACAGCGGAGAGACTGAGGCGCTTTTGACCTTTGAGGGCTGGCGGGTACTGCCCAATGAACGGCCCCAGCCTATGTGGTGGGGCGAGGAAGACCACAGCGCGGGCGGCAGTATCAGTCAGGTGTCTCTTGATATGATGGGGGAAGCCCACGCGGTTTTAAGCTGTGTGCTGGACGGCACGCTGTATGCCGCAGTGGTGGAGACAACGGACCATTGCCCGGAGAGCGGGGCGACGGTATCCCTGGGCGCTTGTGCCGGATACGCCCGGCTGTGGGCGCTGAATGAAAACTTTGTGATCGGCGCTGTGGAGCGGGCGGACGGCGTGTATGCCTGCCTGTACCGGCGGGAGCAGGCCGTGATCCGCGCGGAGGATCACAACGATGTAGACGGTCTGGCGGAGGCGGCAGCGGCCGCCGGGGAAGCGTGCATGGTGTATCTGGCGTAATTTATGTACCTCATCTGCGTATACCTGCGCCGGGGAGACAGGAAAGGGGGGAAGCAGTGAGTTTGTCTTTTCCGCAAAGTGCGTGGCAAGGCGCTTTGCGGGGCTTTCGGAAGCAGTTTGCCAAATGAAACTAAAATTTGAAAGGAACATGAAATATGTTGAAATTTAACTGCACAAGAGAAGATCAGAAATTGAATGCCGATGATTTTGTCACAGTGGTCTTTTAACGTCCCAGTCCTAGGAGACCTGATAAACCCGGGGAACCCAATGGATGGTTGGGGTGTGGAGCGCCGCCGGCGCTCTGCTAACGGTCACAGCGGGATAAGGCGGTTTTGCCCACCGCACGAAGCGGCTGTCTAAGAGAACCTAAGGCCCATGATACACATTGTTTATGGGTAGCTGGATAATACCGTGCCTGCCTGATGGGCGGGTGTAGACTACTATCGAAAGTGTAGGGGAGTGCAGAAATGTCCCTGAGTAAATGAGTAGAGTACAGCCAGTGTTCCGCTGGTGCGTGGTTGCGTGAGAGTAGCGCAATGTAAACGTCGCTTAAATGGAAGCACCGGGCAAGGGCTGCCGTGGTTACAGCGGAGCCCCCAAAGAGTTAGTTCGCGAATCAGCGCGGAAACGCGCCAAACTACGATGACTGAAGGCCATGCGGGAGGGACTGCCGGAAGACCCGTATGGTGGGCATGTACCCGGACCGAAAGGAAAGACAACAAAAACAATCAGCGGTATGAATGCGCCGGAGGTCCCATCTCCGGGGGACATACTGCCGGGGCGCAGCTATGATACGAAAAGGTAGTGTGCGTCGCCATGCGGGGTGGATTCATCAACTATTCAGAGCATGGAACATGGACGGTTTTGGCTTCGTCACCCGAAACCGTCCGGGACGGCTTTGCCGTGGCTGTCCGAAAAAATAATCACCCCGGCGTGGGTGTATGCAGATGAGGCTTATGAACAAAAAGAAATGGAAACAAAAGTTTGCCCGAAAGGATTCGGGGCGGTTTTTGAAAAGGAATGACCCGTATTACAGCGATCCATACCAGCGGGAGAAAATGCCGCCGGTGGGAAGCTGGATCGGGAAAGCACGGGGCGCGGTGGAGCGTTACCCGGAAAATAAGCGGAAAGACCGGGAACGGTATGGGGAGCGGGGGTTCCGACGGAGCGCGGAAACGGCGGCACTGGCGGCGATGGAAAGTCTCGCAGGCCGGGAGCTTGCCGCGGTGGAGGCGGCAATTGCGGAGACCCGGCGGAAGTACCCGCAAACTGCGGCGCGCCGGCTGGAACTTGCCGGGCGCATGTACTGTGAAAAGCAGGATATGGAGCAGGCGCGAAAGGCTGTGAACGTCAGCCGGGAGACCGCGGACCGCTGGGCGTTTTATTTTCTGCGCTCCGTGGGCTGGCACCTGGGGCTGCACTACAATCATACAGGGAGGAACCACTATGGAAACACAAGAAAACAACGGGGTTGTTACCGGTGAACAGGCGGAAAAAGAATTGACCCTTGCCGAGCAGATGGAGAAAAAAAGCCACGGAGAGATCGGGAAACTCGCCGGCGGTTTTTTGGACCGGATCGGCTATACGGCGGTGCTTGAGGCGCTGGAAACGGACGAGGCCGGCGAGTACGCCGGGGTGCCGGTGACAGAACTGATGGCCGGGTACGCCGATGCGGCGGCAACGCTGGAGGAGACCGGCGGAGATACGGGAGAGACCACGCCCACGGTTATGGTGGAGATCAGCGAGGAAGAGCTTGCGGCGATCCGGGAAGCTGCGCTGCGCTGCACGGCGCTGGAGGCGGAGCTTTCCATTCTGAACGGCTATGGAGTTGGGATGGAGCATAAAAAATGGGCGGAAATGAGTGACAGCGAGGTTGCGCGGATTGCGAAGAATCCCGGTATGCTCCGGGGCAGGGCTTTGGGTAATGGTGTGGATTTTCCGATGTATGCCGGGGCCGCACAGAACGAGGCTGCGAAGCGTCTGGAAAAACTCGCGATGGAACGGATCGTGGCGGAATCTCATGACCGGGAACTGGACCGGTATCTGCGGGAGCATCAAAACGACATCCCGGCGCCGAAAAAGCCGTTTCGGCCGGAGTGAGCGTATGGTGTCTGTCTCCAGTATGTTAAAGGCGGCGCGGTATCAGGAATTGAACGAGCCGCAGGTGTTTTCCTGGCGGTATCTGGCAAAGCGGATGGCGGTGCATTATCTCTTTCCCTTTGTGTTCCCTGTTCGCGGCGGGGAGATCGCGGTCACGGTGTCCTGGAAATGGCACAACAAGCGGCGGCAGTCCGGGGATATGATCGCCTATGACGAGAAAAACGGCTATTGCCTGCTGGGCAGTCTGATCTTTGAGAAAAAGCATCCGACTTCTGGCGATGTGTACCGGACCTGCCGGGAACATGGAATAGCCTATGTGGAGCGGCTTTTGTACATTGCGGAGGACCGGGCGGACGCGCTGCATGGGGAAAGCCGGAAAGGATACCCCCGGTACAAACGGGAGCTGCAAAGGAAACTGAAAAAGCAGGGGATTTTGAAATGACAGGAGGAATGCAGAATGATTGTGGAAAGAGATGTTGTACTGACCGGCGAGACGGAGGATGGTCAGCCCACACTTGATCTGCCGGTTACACGGCTGGGGAACATTGAGGATTCCGCTGATGTGAAGGAAACGCCGGAGGACGCGGACTATTTCCCGGTTGCGGACAGCAAGACCGGGATGCTGAAAAAGACCCCATGGAGCAGGATGAAGGCGCTGTTTGCCGGAAAGTCGCACACCCATGCGGCGGCGGATATTACGGGGTCGCTTGGGAAAGAGCAGCTTACAGGTGTGAAACCGTCTGATATTGGCGCGGCGGCAGCGGATCATGGACATACTGCCGCGGACGTTGGCGCGGCATCGGCAACGCACAATCACAGTGCGGCGGATATCACGGGGACACTTGCTGCGTCACACGGCGGAACGGGCCGGAGCAGTATGACGGCGAACGCGCTGGTGTGCGGGGCCGGGACTGCGGCGGTGAATCTGGTGGCGGCACCGGGGGAGAGCGGTTTTTTGTACGACGCAGGCGGGGTGCTGCCGGAATGGAAAAATGCGGAACAGGCGCGGGGCCTGATGGGGGCCGCGGGCCGGGTGGTATGGCGCGATATCACGGTAAATACCTCCGCCTGGGCGGCGTCGGGCAGCTATTTCGCGGCGACGGTGAGCGTATCCGGGATGCTCGCAACGGATAATCCGCATAGTGTGGATATTATGCGCACCGCCGATTTGGCGGCGGACGAGGTGTGCGAGGCGGCGTTTGCGCTGGTGAAGCGGATCACGACGGCCAATGGGTCTGTTACGCTGTACGCAAAGGAGAAGCCGGGCAGTAATTTTAAGATCTGGATGGAGGGTACACGGTGAGTGAGTGTATGCTGAGCCCCGGGAGCGGGGGCGGACTGAAAATCGAAACAGGTACGTTTGATATTAGTACCGATGAAAGGACCGTGAAACTTTCCGGCCGGCCGAAACTGCTGATTTTATCGGGCAATTTACAGGAGATAGTTGGCGGGCAATACAGCAAGAGCGGACTTTCGTTTGTATATGGAAGTGCGAAAGTGACTGCGGCAATTTGGTCGGGTAGCTCTGCGTACATCCAATTGACAGATACCGGATTTACATGTAAAGCGGTTGTTAATGGAGCGACTGGCGTAAGTTATATCGCATTTATGTAAGGAGGAAAAGCATGTACATAGAATGCGGCGGAAAACAATACCCCTGCGGGTGCAGAATCGGGGTGGATATGGTATATACGGGACTGCCGGAGAAGTTTCCGGCCCCGGTGGACGCGCCGGTGAGGCTGTGCCGGGATGACGGGTTTGTTCTGCGGGAGGACGACCCGGCGGGGTATCTGCGGCAGACCTTTGCCGGCGGCGTGCTGACGCTGACCAATATGCCGGAACCGGCGGCGGAAGCGCCGGAGGAAGTACCGGCGGAACAGCCGCCCAGTGAGATGGAGCGGCTGCGGGCAGATGTGGACTATATTGCCGCTATGACGGGGGTGACGCTGTGAACGTGTTTGAACTGGCGAAGAAGTATTATCCCCGGCTGTGGGGAAAAGAGCGAATCGACGCACTGGTGGCCGCCGGGAAGCTGACAGAGACGGAGGCGACGGAGGTCACGCAGGGGGAAACGGAGGAGTCCCATGGTAACACTTGATATCCCGGGGCTGATTGCTGCATTTTTTGCGGCGATGTGTATCCCCAGCGCCATCACAGGCTTTATCGTCTGGAATTTTGAGCGAAAGATTACCAGGCGGGACAAGGAAAAGGAAGACCGGGAGGAGGCGCGGCGGCAGACCATGATTGGGCATGAGCAGGCCCGGGAGGCCTTTGAATTGATGATCGTGGAGGGGACAAGCGCCGCGATCGCGCTGGGCGAGGCAACGGCCCGGGCAGTGCAGCGCATCCCGGACGCGCACTGTAACGGGGATATGCACTCGGCACTGGAATATGCTACGGAGATCAAGCGCCGGCAAAAGAGGTTTCTTTCCGAGCAGGGCATCAGGGCGCTTGTGGAGGTGCCTGAATGAAAAGCGTGACGAAGGCGCTGTTTGTGACCACGCAGATCGCGGCGCTGTGCTGGGTGACGGTGTCGTATCTTATCGCCGGGTACGCTACGGTCAAATTGGGGATGCCTTACCCGGTGGTGGAGCTGAGCCAGCAGGCGATTACCACGATTTTGGGCGCCGCGGCGCTCAAGGTACTGGAAAATATCTTTGAACATAATGACGGGGGACTGTTCGGGAAGTCCCATAAGGAGGAAAAGTAAATGGAATTTATGAACATTGCAACGCTGATGACCTTTGTCGGCTTTGCTACTGTGTTGACGAATATCATCGTGCAGGTGGTCAAAAAGGCCACGTGGGACAAAATCCCCACCAATCTGGTGGCACTGGTGGTGGCGGTGCTGCTGACAATGGCGGCGTTCTTTGCTTTTGCGCAGACGCAAAGCATCAAAATCACCTGGTATTTGATTGTTGCGGCTCTTGTGTTGGGCTTTATGGTGGCCTATTCCGCTATGTTCGGGTATGACAAGCTGCAAGAGATTCTGCATTACAACACGAGAACCGGAGAGGGTGATAGTGATGCTTAACATCGTTGAACGCTTTGGCACGCACTGCACAACCTTTGCGCCGGAGCGGAAAATCGATTACATAGCAATTCATTACACGGCCGGGACGGTGAGTACCAGGGGCGCGGCCGAGAACACGGCGGCGTATTTCGCCAGCCGGAACGCCAAAGGGTCAGCGGACTTCATCGTGGACGATGAAACGGTGGTACAGTACAATCCAGACCCGGAAAACCGTTACTGTTGGGCTGTGGGCGATAAAAACCTACGCCCCGGCCGATTGTATAAGGTCGCCAGAAATGACAATACGGTGAGTATTGAGATATGTTCCCGGAATACCACCGGGCAGGTGCGGGCGGCCAACGACCTGAGCTGGAAGCTGACGGACGCGGCAGTGGAAAACGCCCTGGAGCTGACCGCGTGGCTGATGGAGCGGTACGGCGTGCCGCTGGAGAATGTGGTGCGGCACTATGATATTTCCGGGAAGCTATGTCCCGGCGTGTACGGATGGAACCCGGACAGCGGGAGCGAGGATGCATGGGCGGCATTTAAAGAGCGATTGGAGGAAGCAAGTATGCAGAGATATAACAAACTGGCGGAAATGCCGGACTGGGCAAAGCCCACGGTCCAAAAGCTGATGGATAAGGGGTATCTGGCCGGGACTGGTGAGGGGCTGAACCTGTCCGAGGATATGGTGCGGCTGCTGGTCATCCTGGACCGGGCCGGGGTGTTTCAGGGCTGATAGCGGTTAACGGGGGAAAGCGAGTGCTTTTCAGTTCTACGAAATCGTAGTGCGGCATATGCACCCCTTTTTCTTTTGGCACCAAAAGAAAAAGCCTTGCGGGGAAAAAGAAAAGTGCTGGGGGACTTTCGCTATGCCCCCCAGCCCCCCCTAAACGACCAAAGGGGCTTCGCCCCTTGTGGAAACCCCGATTCCTTGCGTGGGGGCCGCCGCCCTGTTTTTGGTTGGGCGATTGCGGTTCCCCGGAGGTTCCCCAGGCTTTTTAGGAATTTGCTTGAATAGACTGCCTGTACTTCGACTTCCAAGGGATTCTAAAGGGCGGTAGCCCTTTAGCCGTTTTAAGGGGGGGCGGGGGGAAAACGGAATCACCCCGAGACTTTTCTTTCAGGCTCCACCCGGTTTCTTTTGGTCACAAAAGAAATGGGGTGGATTCTACCGCACAAAGATTTTGCGGGAAACCGATTAAGAAAGACGGTGATTATTATTCCATCTAATTTTTTGTTCGTGGATACAAATTTTCCGGGGTTTCAGAAGGAGACGGACACGGAAGAAAAACTCCGTACCATGCAGGACTATTTGTATATGCTGGTGGAGCAGCTGCGGTATTCCCTGTACAACCTGGATACCGGCAACATGAATCAGGCGGCGCTGGCGGCTTTTGAAAAGGCGCTGACCGAACCGATCTATGTGAGGATCGAAAACGGAGAGGGCGCGGTGGCGGCGCTGAAGCTTACGGCTGACGGGCTGTTGTCCCGGGTGGAGGACGCGGAGGACCGGATCACGGAGATTTCGCAGACGGCAGGGAATATTACGCTGTCTGCGGTCAATGACGGGGAAAGCTCCATCCTGCAACTGATGGCCGGGGAAACGGTGCTGTCCAGCGCGGTGATCGTGTTTGACGGGATGGTGACCTTTACGGACCTGGGCACAGCGGGCAGTACCGTGATCGACGCGGGGAATATCGTGACGGGCACCATCAATGCCGACCAGGTGGGCGTGAACGACAAGTTTGCCCTGTACCGGGACGGGATGCTTTACGGGTATATGGGGTGCGGCTACGGAAGCGACGGGGAATGGCTGACCTACGGAGCGATCTTATCCGGGCCGAGTGAGGATACCTATGTGATCGTGACGGACATGGGCGTGCGGCTGACCGCCGGGGGCTGTCATTTGATGGTGCTGCCGGGGAGCATTCAGGCCAGCGAGGAGATCGCGGTGACCTCTGACCGGGACGAAAAGACGGGGATATCCTACGACATGGAACGGTACGAGGACTTTTTCCGCCGTCTGCGGCCCTGCCGGTTCCGAATGAAAAACGGTACAGGCGGGCGGTTTCACACCGGGTATATTGCCCAGGACGTGGAACGGGCGCTTTTGGATTCCGGGCTTTCCGGGACGGATTTCGCGGCGCTGGTGCGGGATGAGACAGGCTACCGGCTGCGATACGGGGAGTTTACCGCGCTGCATACGCATATGGTCCAGAAGCTGATGGACCGGGTAGACGCGCTGGAACAGCGGATAAAGGAACTGGAGGAGAAAGAATAATGAAACTGCCGAGATTGCGGTATGCTGACGGGATCGGGAAGAACGGGCAGACACAGTTTGGCGGGCTGAATCACAATCCCGGCGCGGGCGACGGGGAGCTGTGGGACATGGAGAACCTGACGGGGGACCTGTGGCCGCTGCTTTCCACCCGGGAAAAGCGTTGGAGATTGACCACGCTGAATAGGCCCAATGGCCTGTTTGCGTGGGATGGGCTAATCTGGGTGGACGGCGACGGGTTTTATTACAAGGGTGAGCGCAAGGGGGCTGTGGAAGATTCCCGGAAAACCTTTGCGGCCCTGGGGGCCTATGTGGTGATATTGCCGGATAAGGCGTATTTCAATACGCTGACGGGTGAATTCGGGAAACTGGAAGCCCGGTGGTCGGGGAACGCGCTGACGTTTACCAACGGGCGGTTATATGAAGAGGACGCGGAGGCGAATACCCTGCAATGCGCCGGGGTGCGCTGGGCGGATCATTTCCGGGCAGGGGACGCTGTGACCATCGAGGGCTGTACCGTCCACCCGAAAAACAACAAGACCCCCGTGATCCGGGAAATCGACGGGGACAAGCTGTATTTCTATGAGCATGTGTTTGAACTGAACGGCGAAAAAGGGGACCAGGCCTACACGGAGACTGGGAACCTGACCGTTACCCGGAAGCTGCCGGAGCTGAAATACCTGTGCGAGAATGAAAACCGGCTGTGGGGCTGCGATGATACTACCATTTATGCCAGTAAGCTGGGGGACATCTTCAACTGGAACGTGTTTGAGGGGCTGGCGACGGATTCCTACGCGGTGGATACGGGGAGCGCGGGGGCGTTTACCGGGTGCTGTTCGTTTCTGGGCTACCCGGTGTTTTTCAAGGAGGAACACATCTACAAGGTGTACGGGTCGATCCCGTCCAATTTTCAGGTGATGGGAAGCGCGACCCTGGGCGTGGCCGGGGGAAGCGGAAAGAGCCTTGCCATTGCGGGGGAAACGCTGCTGTATCTTTCCGGTGCGGGGATGATGGCGTATTCCGGCGGAATCCCCCAGCCTATCGGCGGGGGCTTTGGACGGGCGCGGGACCGGGAGGGGAACAGCGATATAGCCCAGGCCGTCCTCCATG